CTGTGTTGTTGTACCGCTAATAACAATTCCTGTAGGCGTTATGGTTGTACCTGCTAATGAGTACGACCCTGTACCCTGATAGTTCACCTGATACGTGCTAATGTCCTTATTATTGCCCTGTAATGAGATTGATTGTAGCCATACCAAGCCCGATACGATAACCAAGCCTCCGGCTGTGCCATTATCAATAACGAATTTGAAGGATACTATCTCCCTGGCAAGTTGGGAATTGAGCATAAACAGGTAAGAATAGTCATCCAACACCACCAACCCATCGCAGGATATACTCCACGAAGCAACATCCGGGCGGGATTCCTTGAACCATGCAGAAGCAATGCCTGTGGTTTCTACCTCATTTACATTCACGCTAAAAGTGCAATTCCTTGCACATGCTATAAGCGTGTCAGTCATTGCGATTGAATTGTAGCGGTATATGTTTAGCTTTTGGCCTGTTACGGGTGTCATTTGTTTAGTGTTAAATTTACATCTGTAGTGTAAGTTAAATTAGTGTTAGCAACCTGTAATCCAGTACCACTTATCGTATTATTCACATAATCAATAGTGCAAGCACCTAAGATATATTTAAATGCGTTAATTGATATAGTTCCGGATGGGTCGGTTACTGCAAAACTATTAACTAATCCTATAAAATAGTTACCCGATTGATTGAATACATTGTACTGCGTAAACGATAGATTAACACGTGGCTTACTAAATATGTTAAAGTATTGAGAAAGTAATAACAATGCAAGGTTACTATAAGTAACGCTACTATCTCCGAACCTACTCCAGTTAATTAATCCGTTGTTTGATACGGTGAGTAGCGATTGTGATTGACTACGTGAAACTACTACACCGAGTACCGTGTAAGCCCCTAATTTAACGCTGACCTCTTTTTTATACGGTGAACTGCTATTAAAGTTTTTGTATGCTGCCTTAGTATAAAGCGATTCAAAGGTTAATCTTGCATTGGCAAAGAATGCAGTAGTAGCCGCACCCGATACTTGAAAACCTACCCTAAACGATATTTCTAACGTACCCGATGCAGGTGCGCCAACCGTTTCTATTGTTACAGGTTGGGGTGTTGCGCTTGCTTCTACTTCGTATCTATAAGCCCCATTTGCAGTAGATGGATTGTATAACCATGCAGGCTCTGCCCCTACCGCCTTGCCATACTTATAAAAGTTACCGCCCCCCACATCAATCTTTATCTCTATGTGCAAAAATGAATTATTCCCCTTATATGCCTGAAATGTTAAATTTACTTTATCAAATTCATCAATCAGTACCGGAGTGGATAACAATGTAGTATTAGTAGTTCCGGAATCTAAATCCAATCCTGTTATACCACTAACAATATTCTCATTAACACTTCCCCCCGTACCGATTGCAGTAGTCCAGTTATCGGGTGTACCATCCGGAGCCGACCCTGTAGGATTGCTTAGTTTGGCAAAATCACCGTTAATTAATTTGTTATAACAATAGCTTACATCTCCATTGACCTCTACTATCTGAAATCCCTTAGATAGTGTTTTTACTTGCTCATTGTTTATAAAATAGAACGGTGTGCTTACATCGTTTAGATACGGTTGTATTGTATAACCAATTGACTTATTGTATTGCACATCCGCTGCACTATTTTGGTCAGTCTGAAATACACGCAGGGTATCGCTTGTTCTTTCATTAACAGAAGTTACCCACCACTCACCGCCCGATTGATACAATTGCGCACCAAAAGCGGTCATAATTATTTCGAGTATATCGTAACAACTTAGGTAAGAATCAGAATCATCTTGCCAGTTGCATTGTGTAGCGTATATCTGCCTAAATGCGTTATCGGTATTAACCATTACCGAAGTGTAGTAATTAGTACCGAAATTCAGTTTATAACCTCCGGGGTAAAGTAAGTAGGCAAGGCAGTTGTTTATTGTTTGTAGTAAAGTTTCCGTACTTGTCAGTAATGCAACGCCTGGAATATAGTTAACGGATTTCAGCAAGGCTAATGCATCTACACAAATAATATCAACTATTTGCCGGCCTGTGGTAAATGGCAGCGAGATGGTATCCATTAGAATAAACCCTTTCCACAATAGATACGTTGTACCGCTTGCATAGAACCTTACATGATACTTTCTGTCATCCGTAGCGAGAAAGTCTGGCCACGGGCCTGCAAATTCGGTAAAGTCTGCACGTATGGTAAATGTTGTAGGCAGTATCGGTTGGAATGGGTCATCGCCCGATGCAAGGCAATCTAACACAAATGGATTGGTAGAAGTGTTTATCTGATACGTTGCGCCTGTGTATTCTTTCTCCCATATTTCAGCCGTGAAAGTATGCCCCGATTTACCTACTGCTGATAAGGTGTATTTCTTACCATACGGAGGCGGTACAATAACCGTTGGCACCTCTACAGGGTCGCTTCCCGAACAAGTATCACCCTCTGTTATTCCGCTGCCACCTGTTGCTATCGTTTCTACGCCACCGACTAATATAAAGCATTCGTAACTGCTTGAACCACCGCTTACATCCATGCAGTAGCCTGTGTTAAAATCACTACGCCCGCTTGTATATCCTATCTCTGTTGTTTCTCCAAATACTGCCCCACATTCAATAAACCGAAAATATACTACCCCATCATCCGATGCAGTTATATCCGATACCGTAACATCAATTATGAGTAACTTACACATCTTAGGTGGTTAAATTTCTAAACGTATCGTTACGCTGTTGTGATAGATAAATATCGTTTCCTCTTATCCTTCCATACACTTCAACCCTACCGCCGGAACTCCCCCCCATCTGCGCAGCCGATGCGATGATTGACTTCATCTGGTCGGGGCGTACAATATGCTCCGTACCGTGTAGCATTACAGGGTAACCGGATTGTGGGCCGGATACGGTACCGCCTTTGCTGAATCCTAATAGGCCTTTAAGTTTACCAAAAAACCCTTCGCCAAACTTTAACGCACCGCCCCCCGGTAATGCCATTAGTATTGCTTGAAAGATTGCAGCCTTTGCCGCTGCTAGTGCTATATCAATAGCAATTTGTTTAAACATATTACCCAACGCTTCGCCTAAGCTTGCACCGTTCTGCATTGCATTAGCTAAGCCTGTTAAACTTTGCATAGCACGTTCAGTCAATGCATTAGCTAATTCAACACGGGCATTTTCTTGGTCTTTTAATTCAATTTGCCTTTGGGTAATTTCATTTAATTGAGCATTACTATCCATCCTTAGTTTAAGATTGGTGAGGTCTTTCTGTTTGGCCTTATCCTGTGCTATAACATCAAACTCACCCTTCATTTCCTTCATCCGGCGTTGGTCTTTCTTCATATCTGCCTCTGCTGCCATTCGCTCTATTTCAGCAAAGTATGCCTCACGTGCTTTTAGCATTTCGGCTAATGCCTTTTTTTCTTTTGATTCTTCGGTGCCTCCGGGTGGTGGTGGCTTTTTCAAATCAACCCCCGCATTTTTTGCAGCAATATCCTGTAACTGATTGAGTTTAGTTTGTTCTTCTGCCTGCTTTTTAAGTATTGCAAGTCTATCACGTGCAAATTGTTTTTTAACACCTAATTGCCTTTGCTCTGCTGAAATTCTTATAGATGGACCACCCGGACCTGTTGATATTGATTCTGTACCACCCTTGCTTGCAGCAATATAATCTAATACTGCTTGCTTCTTTTGGTTTATTAATTCAATATCGTATTCAAGTATCTTTTGCTGAATAGGTGCGCCAAGTGCTAACGCTGCCTGTGCAATTGATTGCTTTTTAAGTGCTTCAGTTAATTCGTTGTGAGCATCTTTTGCAAGGCCTGTCATTATTTGGTCATCCGTTAAATCCTGCAAATATGGACCTGTGGTTTCACGCAGTTTAGCTATTGCTTGATTCCTAACCTCTAATGATTGATTATTATCTTCAGCAATTTTAAATAAGTTATCTAATTGTACTTTTTCCTCGGCAAGTGTTTTTACATAGTTTTGGTTTAGTTGGTCAGTCATTGACAAAGGCCCTTTAATTTTATCTAATGCCCTTGTCCATGCTCCGAATCCAAGTTCCATAAATGATAGCCCTGCTACAACTCCGCTAAATGCCAATCCTAAAGCCCCTGCTGCCGGGAGTATTTGAGTTAGGTTATTTGATATAGCATTAAAACCATACGGCAAATCCTGAATAACCCTTGATAATCCTGTGAAGTTGCTGCCCATCTTAGTAACTGCCCCACCAGTAGCGGCACCGGCTGAACTCACCTTATTGAGTGAGTTAACGGTTTCATTCATTCCGGCAATAGCCTGCTTATTATCTGCCGTTAATACTATCTTGAGGGTTTCAACTGCCATCTTATATTGCTTGACTAAGTTTCTTCATGTTCTCGATAAATTGTTCCTGCGTTAATCTCTCGCCCCGATCCGGTTGTTCATCTGTTGACAAAGGTAAGAACTCTGCTATATCTTTTCGCTTGCCGCTTTCGGTGTTAGTGCAATAAATGATATACGCTATCATTCGTGTACGCTGCCATTCGGCCAACTGCTTTGCTTCGTAACCTTTCCTGTATAAAAGAAATTCCCGCCACGTAAGCCGCCAAAATACTTCTATTGTTAGCCCTGCTTCGATGGCGAGAATCACAATCTCATCCCAAGTCTTTTCCCTTAACTTTTTTTTTCTTCCACAGGCCTTTCATCCGTTGGCACATCTGGAGTCATGCACTTGATAGTGTAGTGGATAAACTCATTCACAGCCTTACCATTGGCACCACCCGCTTCATCTATGTACCTGGCAGCAGTCCTATCATCTATCACTTGCCCTGCACTCTCACTTGCTGCCTGTACCATTGTTATAATGTGCTTGAAGGAAAATACCTCACCGTTGTATAGGCTTAATAACTTACTGATAGGAATATCTCCATTCAGTTCGCAGTAGCGGTGCATCGCCCACGTTCCCCATTCCAATTTAACAACACCCCCCGAAATCTGTAGTTCGTATGGTGTCATAAATTAGTACGTTTTAGTTTGGGTCATTGGCGCACTTTGTACACCGAACTCTGCATCGAACTTCATCAAGTCCTTATCCTTTGCATCAAGTTTGATAGAGGTAACAAATATATTACCTGTGTAAACGATGTCCCCTGATACAGGAGATGCAGGGCCAAACTTTGCAGCAACTACCGCTTTACTGCCTGCCAAAGAATACAACCGCTCGTAGCTTTCTTTATCGATTGTGCCTGTTTGGTCGATTGCATTTCCGCTAACCGAAATTGTTTGCATTACGCTATCGCCTGGCAGTTGTTGGTCGCCACATTTAGAATCGGCATCGATAGCATCACGCTTTACATCCATTGATACAGAAGTTAAACACGCCACAGGGAGAAATGTAGAATTGTTATCCCAGTCAATTTGCAGAATTATATCTCTGCCGTTTACGAAAGTGTATGCCATTTTATATTGTTTGAGTGATTACAAAGGTATAACGAATTATTACACGAAAAGTATTATCCGATGGGTCTAAGTCCTCAAGGTTGTTGATAGATTCACATACCAGGTTTTTGCAATCCCACCCAACAGGGAGAACTACCACCGTATCGGAATTGATACCGCCAACTACAAGTTCGGCTATTTGTTCTGCACGTTTAAATCCAAAGTTGCTGCCCTTAGTTACTATATCCACGTTTGCCGATACCTCAAATTGGAAGCAGTCTTTGCCTTCGCCTTGGTTCGCAGTTCGGGAACTGATAACAATATACTCTCCATCCGCATCCGTTGGGGTCATGCCATCGTACACATCAATGTAGGCGTATGCCTGTATCCGAGCAACTAACCACTTCTTAATCTCTATGGCGGGGTTTTTCATTATCATGAGAATAGTGCTTTTAGGCGTTTAAGTAGGGCGGGCTTTTCTTTCTCATAGGCAGGTATCATAAATGGCTGTGGTGCTATACCGTTACGCATAATAGAACGGAATATTACAAAGGTTAATTTCGGGTCAATGCCCTTTCGCTTTACCCAAAACTCAATAGCTTTCCATGCACCCTTTGCGCCTTTGCCTTTGTATTGTGCTGCAAATGCCTCAAATCCGGCGGGTATTCTTGCCTTACCACGTGTACCGAACTCCACATATGGAGCATATTCAACCGTACTGAATACAGACTTAAATAATGAATTACCAATATCAATATTGAAACTGCCCTTTAACTTTCCCAAATTACCGGGGGCGGTTCTTGCTGCCATCCTTTGTATATTTATGGATGATGTATCAAGTTCAGCCGATAGCCCTTTAGTAGCCTTTGCATCAATCTTCTTAATGGCATCTTCTACCTGCTTAATCCCCGATATGTCAAGCGCAAACCCTGCCATTATCTAAATATTGTGATTTCGTAATATTCCTTTCTATTCTCAATATCCGTAATCGAATGGATTGTATAATCCAACCCATTAATCTGTATCTTATACGTATTGTCGAAGGTGAGGGGGTAGCGGATATAAATCCTTGCCGAATCGGTGAAAGTTACCTCCGCTGATAATAATTGTCGGTCTTGCCCGAGCGGTACATACATGCCCCAAATCGTACTGCCTGCCGCATAGGTAACCGTAAATCCCCCCTCACTATCGGTTAAGGTAGTAGGCACCATTAATACCATTGGCTCGATGAGTAATTCAGCCGATAGAAACCTTGGGCTATTTCCTTTTATTCTCATAAAATTGGTGATGTTTTAGTGTACATCTGACAGGTACGCCATGCCTTCTGACAAACCCCCATTGTTTCATCGAACGCCCCTCTATTCTCGTATAAGTGATTCACCTGGTCAAGTATAGCAGTTTTCAAAGGATTGGGTAATGCGGTGAATCCAACATTATACACCGCACGCATTTTGTCAATAGCGGGGAAGGTAATAACAGGATGCTTGCCCCCCATGATAGTCTTATCGGTTAATTCAGTGCCTGTGGTTATATCATACAAAGTAATGGATGAAGTTATCGGGCCGTGTGGGAATTGAAACCATCCACCTTTATTGCAGAACCATACCTCGGCCTGCTTAGTGATAAGGGATAGCCCTGTGGCTTTCTCAATTATTTGCCTGGCAGCACGTATCATTTCTGATATTTGTGCATCTTCAGAGGTATGAGAAACACGAATGTATAATTTCGCCTCTGCAAGCGTTACGGGTTCGGCATAGCTTACCTCGGTAATGTTAGAATCTATGATGTAAGAGTAGTTACCCATTGCTCGAATTTTATTAGATTGTTTTCCGGCTGCAATTCATTTGCCCTTGCCAGTGCCTTCTTACTGCAAATTTCGTAGTTTTCCTCCACATTTCGTATAGCCGCCACCCACTCATCTAATCTATCCTGTTTGCAGTACGTTGCAGCACCCGCACAATTCTCACGCAGCCCAGGAAGATTAGTACAAATAACCGGAATACCGGATGCCATTGCTTCAGTAGCCGTTCGCCCCCATGATTCGTAGTGAGATGGCATTAGTAGGATACCTGTACGCCTGTACGCTACCCGTATATCCGACTGATTAGCCATAAACTCTACATTCGGCAACTCTTTGTATATCTGCTGGCCATAACCGCCCTGTATGGCTAAGAATTGTTTATCCGGCATTGCCTCTGCAATGCGGTAGAACATTTCAGCACCTTTATTATGATTGAGATTAATTAGAGTAATTTTATCTCCTTTCTCACCCCTGTAATGGTTAATATCAACCGGTGGCTGTAGTACGAATCCATTGTTTTGATACTTGCATTCCTCACTATTCCAGTACGAATTATACACTACATTCAACTCCCTGTGCGTTCTAACGGATGAATACATGAAAGTATTATGTGCAAACCATACGGCCGGCTTCTTTGTACTTTTGCAGTCAATAGCTACATCGCCTGCGAAGTCTAATTGTGTAAAGATTATATCAGCCCAATCGTGATGGAAGTACCAATCGGTTGAACGGTTGAATACGTGTATCCCATCGTATTCGTAGTTCTCATTGTTCATCTTTGAGGTCATCACCTTTACCAGGTGTCCTCTGCTCATCAGCCATTTGTTGATGTCGTGGGCGTTCCATTCGGATCCAGATTTTGCCATCGGCAAGTAACTCTGTACGTGCCACAATATGCGTAGTCTTTTTGGTGGGGTGTTTTCGCTCACGCTTAGAAATATGTTTCATGGGTAAAAAATAATGGGGAGAGTTTTACCCCTCCCCACTAAATTTAGATAGTAGCATAGATTGCAGAGTTAGGAAGCATCAAGTTGATAGCTTCGTAACATTCGATTCTTGCAGTAACCATGTTAGTTACAAAGTTATTCTGATCTTCGTAGCTTAACTCAATGTTCAATCCGTTAACCTCTACACGCTCAATAAATGAGTTGTCAAGTACCAATGCACGGCTATTTGGAATCCAGTTCACACCTACGATAGGCACGCCAACAAGATTTAAAGCACCATTTGCACCGATACCCAAAGACCCTGCACCAAGATAGTAACCATTGGTGAAAGATTCAATCAGCAAAGTGCTGTAAGTAGCATTACTCACGAAGATTACAGAAGGGCTGAAATCAGCAGCACGCTGATTACCAATCAACTGAATCAAATCTCCGAGGTTAGTAGATGCAGAAGTGGTAGTAACACCAGTAGCAGCACCGGAAACGGAAGTGAAGAATGATTCGTTCTCTTTCTTAAAGAAATCACGAGTTAACAAACGTGGTAACGTTTGGCTCATGAATGGCAAAGATGCAAGCATCTGCCGGCTAAACTTGCTGAATCCGGCAATAAACTGGTTAACAGTTTTAACCTCGGTTAGAGAATAGTTGTTCTCTTGCTTAAGTGAACCTTCAAGCTGTGCAGCGATGTTGTTCGCATTACCAGTAGCCTCACGGTAAGTAACATACAAACCTGTAGGGCTTTGTACGGTAGGCACGAAATCACGCATATTAACTAACTGCAAAGGATTGATAGCTTGACGGCTATTGTAAGTAGCAACTGAATCACCGGAAAGGTTAGTGGCCAAAGTGATAGTCTTCACCTCGGGCATCTCAATCAGAACACGACCGTTCTTTTTAATTTCTGCTTCGATGTTTCTGCCTTCTAACTTCTCTGATAACACTTCATTGAAACTCTTTGCAGAATCCTGATTGCCGGCTTTTACCTTAGTGGTAAGGGCATCAAATTGATTTTGCATTACTGATTTGAACTCATTAAGGTCAGCAGGTGTAACTACTGAATCTAATTTGTTTTTGAGTTCGGTAACTACTGATTTAGCCTCAGCCGCATCAGTTTTTGCATTGGCAGAATTTGCCAATACTTGCGTAAGGTTGTCTCCTATAGATTTTACCTCCGCAGCGATTTGTTCGTTTGTCATTTGAATGATTTTAACGAGTGATTAAATTGTTTGAGTGCTTCAAATACTATTGCGTTATTATCTACCGGGTCAAGTGTTGCTGCGGCAACGGGTTGAGTGGTGAGTTCTGATATTGCAGTTTGTATTTGTTTTATTTCTATCTCCAACAGGGAGAAAGTTTCATCTGTAAAAGTGCCATGCTTGAATGCCTTTAGTAGCTTTTCTAACCTGCCGTTAAGCGTTTCCTGTACATCTGCTTGCTCCATTCCTTTGTACATGGCTAATGTAGGCGTTTCGGGGTTGGCTGCCCATAGTACCGCACTACCTTCGTATAACATCAATTCTTTGATTGTACGGATGCCTGTTTCATTGTTCATTTCTGCTTTGATAGTGCTGAATCCGATTGAGTGCTGATTGATTAGATTAGCCTCATAAAGTTTTAGCATATCCTCCCCCATCTCCGTTTCTATGATTTCAGTAACGGCAATAAGCGCATTCCCTTCAACGTACAATTCTTTTGGCTTTCCGAGTGCATACTTCATTGAACTTCTATGGTCAACTAATGACCATATCAGATTCTTACCCTGTGGGCCTCTTGCTGTTATTGTGCGTGAAAATGCTTCCGGTACAATTACATCATTATCCAAATCCACATTGCCACACATAGCCCAAACGGTTTTCACGTTACGTGAACGCACATCCATATCCTCTATGCCGTTACTAATATCTTTAACCTGGTAATGCTTCATTTATCAAAGTTTGTAATTGCAAAAATAAGGTGTTATTCCATAGGTTCAACATGTCTCCGGCAGGCCCACGTAACCCACCTTGTATGTCAACAGGTTTTCCATTGCTATCTCTTACTACTTCAAATCCTACGGTACAACGGCAATTGCATACGTTACCTGCGTTACCGTTAGGGTCGCCGGGATATTCCATAATATCTATGCTCTTTAATCCGGGTACGGTAAACGGCTCATCTATTCGTGTAGTCTTCCCATCCATGTGCAAATGGTCATAATCATTGCGGGGTATTCTACGAGTACGGTCATCAGTTATAGCAATCCATTCTTTGACTGTAAGTAATCCGGTTGATACCGCCCCGAGCATTGCACCTTGATTGGCTGCACGTGTTGTTTCAGTACGTGCGATTAATTCAGCGCGATAAACATTGATACCTAATCTCTCTATCTCTTTCATCATTTGGAATATGCTCCATCCTTCCTGCATACCCTGTATTAATACTTTGCGGATAGTTTCCTTCGTAGTAGATGTAATGCCGTTGACTAAATTAGTCAACCCTTGTTCAAGAAATAGTTTAATAACTGCCGCCCATCTTTGCTCAGGTGTCATGGAATCCTTGATACCTGCCGACTTGCGAATTTTATCATAGTTGTATTTCGCCATCGTTATCCCTGCATCGTTATGCAGTTTGCGGATGTATTGCTTTAACTTCTCTTCATCCGGTTGTTCACCTTTGAGTAGTGCCATACATTGGCGGTCAAGTTCACGCTTGATTAGCACCCTGTATCGTTTGCGATATGCGTTATAGAGTTGGCGGTACATTCAAAGGCAGGTTAGTGAAATCATCAACGGGTGTCAAACTTTGCGGAATATACAACTTTTGATAATCCTCAATAGGCACATTAGGATCGGGTGCCAGTCCCTGAATCTTTAGTTTCTGTTCCGGTGTCAGCCACCATGCAGTATTCAGCCAAGTGCTTTGCTCCGCCCTGTTGGCTTCAAGTTCGGAGTAAATACTCATATCGAAGTCCACGAATATATCCGTACCCTTGTACCCCCAATCGGTTTGCATCTTTCGGTTGATGTTATCACGGATGGAAGTTAGTTCGGGTAATACCGCCCGAATGGTTAGTGATTTCTCTGCTTCTTTCATGTTATTGTAAGTGGCAGCATCCGTATTGCCCAGTAACACTGGAGGTACGCCGTAGATTGAGCATAGTGCTTCTTTATCCCATTTCTCCGCATCAATCAGTTGTAAGTCCTTAGGTGGTACACCAATTTGCGCCCATCCAACTTTGTAACCCGATACGGCTGCGCTGCCGTGCTTTGCTGCCCCTGTGTTCGCTGATATTTGCATCTTGAGTGCCTGTGCTTGTTCGCTGCCGGATAAAGGGTCAAATCTCTGGTCATCCATGTATAACACCCCTAACGGCCCCATGTTGTCGAACATGGCTACGGATGCCTCCTTACTTGCATTAGAACGTGTAAGTACCTTAGATGCTGCCCTAAGCGGTGATAATCCGTACAACTGCCCACCAGTCGCATTCCATTCGGGGTTGAAGTATTTATCATGCAGAATCTCTATTGTATTGAACGGAATATACTGCCCGTAGTATAATTGATAGGCTACCTTCTTCGGTGGGAATTGCTCAATATCTACTTTGATTGCCATGTATTGCGATGGCAGCATATAAAGTTCTAACGGCTTGCCCCTGTTTACTGATTCCTCTCCAACCTGCTTTGCATACATGAAGGCATTGCCTGTTATCTTCTTAAACCCGACCCATTGCTCTATAATATCGCTCCATGTATCTTCTGAGTTCGGGTATTTCAGTAACTCATTCAGCCGGGTATCGCCTTCGTATATCTCGAACGCTGCTTCTTTCAGTTCTTTTAATTCAGCATAGTCAGTTATCGCATCCGGCTGCTGCATCTTTGCCAGGTAGCGTTTCTGCGCTGCTTTGTTCTTAACCCTGTAAACAAACCAAGGCGCAACCTTTGCTTTTTGGGTTATCAGCGTGATGATGGCATATACTAAGTCATTGCCAATATAACTATCTCGAACTATCTCTGCTTGGTTTTGGCCATCCCATGTGAGTAACCCACGCTCTACCGATATTTGCACAGGCATCTTAGCGGGTGC